TTCGTTACTAACCTAATTCGTATTGGCTACTTGCCTGCCATTAGTGTTTCAAGAGCTCCACAAAGGCTCTTTCAACAATAATGGACGTCGCAGTAGCCTGTATGAGATTTAAATAACTCACATGTTTTCATTTTATTTATATCAATTATTTTTTACATTTCACTTTCTATATTATTTTACAATAGAAATCATAATTTTTCAATTTTTTCTATAGTTCTAAATAGTTTTTATTATATAAAAATGATATTTGTTGGCTACTTGTTGGCTATGTCAAAAAAGAGGGAGTTTTTTCATCTAAAAAATGGTATAATAAAAATAAAAAAAGGAGTTGATTTTTTTGAAAATAGGAAATATAAAAATAACTTTACAAGGCGATGAAAATCTAAAAATTAATTTTAATGGAAATATAGGAATAACTGCTCTAGATATAATGGATAAAGAAGAAGCTAAATTGTTTCTGATGAAAGAATTTAAAAAAATATTAGATGAAAATTTAGAAATAAATGAATAAAAGCCCAGTTAAAAACTGAGCCTTTTTTTATTTTATCTCTTTATCAAAATCTTCCTCTTTTAATTTCTCTGGTTTTATATTCTTGTCATCAGCACACTTAGAATTACATTTGTCTCCTTTACATTGTTCTAATGCTATTTTAAGTTTTTCAGGAATAGGTAATCCTAACTTGCTCGCATTCTCTATAACAGACAAAAATTCTGTTGCTACATAAAAAACTATAACTAAATTTCTTATCCCAACATTAGGCACAAGCTGTTCTATAACTGTAGAACAAGAAACTATAATTAATATAAAAACTTTCTTACTTATCCCCTTATAAGCTCTAGCACTATTAACTGTCTTCGTTACATATCCTACCCAAATTCCTGTTATATAGTCTACTAGCATAAGAAATACAAGTACTTTTACAGATAAATCAAACCCCCCTAAAGCCCAAACTAAAATTGATAACCAACTAGTCCAAACCATAGCGATACCATTTTTAGCATTTATAAAAAAATCCTCCATTTACTCACCTCTTCTGAAATGACTAGATCCAAAGATTCTAACCATTCTATACATAAAATTTCTTTTAATTTTATTTACTCCACATTCTGCCATAATTTCTAGGAATATTTTATCTGCTTCTTCTCTTGTAATGTCAGTTTTACATTGACTTGAATATAGCCAATCATGAACAACTGCACCTCTGCCATGTTTACCATATGAATTTATAATATTCCTGAAAATTCTAGGAACAGAAGCATAATCAGTCTTAAAACCTTTTGGAACAACTATAACTCCTCTTGATGTTTGATAAAAATAATCCTCCATAACTTCCCAATATTTATCATCTATTGGCATTGTTTTAAGTTTAGATATTTCCATTTTATCCCTCCTTATCTCCTAAATTGAACATTATCAGCTATACCTAGTTGAAAATGTACAGAGTCTTTTTGCTTCCAATTTCCACCCCATACTATATTATATTTATCAATAAGCCCTTTACTTTTAGCAACATCATAAATAGCTTTATAATATTTATAATCCCATTTAGCAACTGTCTTTTCTTTTTCTTCTCCAGTTTTCATATCTTTATATTTTTCTTTTTCCAAGACAGCTATATCGACAGCATATCCATAACCATCAATTTTTACCTGGTGTTTTGATTTTAAAATATAGCCATCACACCAACTGACTTTTGGTTGCTTGTTACCATTGCTATCATATAAAATAGTTCTCCCTTTTTGGTATTCACGATTTTGTTCTTCTGCAGTTCTAACTCCACAAGTAATTTTAAAATCGTATGGAGATTCTTTTATAAGTTCTTTTATAAAATTTACAACATTTGGATGAACTCCATTCATTTTTTCTAGACTTGTATTTGATAAACTAAACATATAACCTCCTAATTATAAAAATCGTTAAAATTTGTGATAAAACTTAAAAATCTCTTTTCTTAAATATAATTTTTATTAATTTTATATTTAAAATGATAGATTATAAAAATTTGACTTTATAACAAGCCGTTTAAAGCATTTTATAAAGCATAGTCATATAAAACTATGTCTAGCTATAAAAACTCTTTAAATTAGCCTTTTGCAAGTTTAGAGTGTATTTCTTTCCTTTTCTTCTCAAATTCATCTTTTGTTAACTCTTTTGGATTCTCTTTAGTCTTAAAATAGTTTTCTGTGTCGTAAACTGATTGAATAAATGTACTACCAAAAAACATCAATTGAATAAAGCCCATTAAATCTAAACTAACTCCGAAATTATCCTCAAAATACCAAGTCTTTTTTATTTCTTTATTCATAAAAGTTTTTACTAAAAATAATAATAGAGCCGACATTGCTATAAATATGATATCTTTGTCTCTACATCTTTGGCGATGTTCTTTTTCTCCAACTTTATAATCAAATCCATATTCTAAAGATGTCGCTTTAAAGTTATCTATAACATCAAAATAATCTTTTCTTTGTGCTTCTGTGTCTAATATCCACAAGTGTTTTTGACTATCCCAATTTAAGTATTTATTATCGCCTTGTGGCTTAGGTACTTTTATAAGTTTTTTGTTTTCTATAAACTCTCCAACTTCAAGAGTTATCTCAATATCATTTGCGACTTTTTCTTCTCTTGTCATTTCTCTAATTGTGTTATTATCAAAAATTGGATAATTGAATGGTGTATCTCTTTCAATTATCGTTGAATTGTCTTTTTGAACGTTAGGATAATATCCAAAAATAACGTCCCAACCTCCATAAAGTTTAACTTCTTCAGATGTTAAGTTTACATCAAATAATAATTTTGGTAATTTTTCTTTTGAATATATATAATACATAATTTACTCCTTTCAAAAAAATTTAGTATTTTAGGTTATCTGTTCCATCACAGATAGATTTTTAAAATGTGTATAGATTGGAAAATCTAAACAGAAATTATGCGATAATATGGGAGGGAATTTCACATGAAGTCCAGTTTTATGTTACGACTAATAGTAAAAATAACTTAACCTTTGACAACATACATTCTTTAACTATTGTTGGTAATACAACCTGCACTATTCCAGCTGTTTTATTAAAAAAGTTACCTTTTAATAAAGAGTTGGTATTGGGACACGATAATGGTGTTAGGTCAGATGCTGTATTTTTCTTTAAAAAAATAAGCAACACATTTGGTGTGTTTGGAACAAGAGGAGCTGTTGAAGATATACATTTACATGGCTATAATACTTTAATTGTAGAATATTAAGCTAAATAAGCAACAATTACCTTCAATTGATTTAATGGATAATTTACTCCATTTCCCAATGCTCCAACTCTTATCATTTTAGTTGAAATGTCTAGATTACAATATTCTCCCCAGTTCCCTTGATTTATGTTAGTTATAGATATAATTTTATTTATATTTATATGAGTAGGCACAGGAGCATACCATTCTGTGACATTAGCAGATGGATTATGTCCTAACAAATTAGTCATTTGAATTACTTCAACTTTGACTAAATTTTCCAATCTATTAAGATTTTCTAATATAGATAAATCTATAAAATTACCATTTGGCATAGGAGCAGGTCCACCAACTTTACATTTATAATACTTCTTTGTTAGTTCAGAATAATAGACATTCCCAACAACAGCATTTGAAATAGGAAAATCTCCATCATGTTTTCCAACTGCTGAAACAAGCCTATCATTTAAGCCTTTTGAATTCTTTTCTGTATCACCTTTTAATTTAAGTATGTAATCCTCAATTTTATCCCATAATTCATTCCAAAAATCTCTAAATTTACCTTTATGATTTGCTTTCCATACAGGCAATTTCAATTCTTTTGTAACCTTTTCTATTTCTTCTCTGCCTTGTGGGTCGTTTATCCATTCAGCCATTTTTTACCTCCTTGAAATTTTAATCTTTTCTATTTCTTCTAAATTCATTTGTTCTAGTTCTGATAAACTGTACATTTCAATATAATACTCATCTCTAGCTAGTGTAATCTTTTCAATTTCTTCAAGTGTCATTTCATGCAGTTCTGAGATTAAGTAATCCTCTACATAAATTCCATTAATAACTTCTAGCCCTACACCTGCACCTTTGATTTTCTTTACTAAGCTAAAGACTTCTTTTTTGTTCAATTTTTCAGGAATAGAAATAAGTATTTTCCCCGATAATTCAAGTATTCTAAACTCAGTTTCATTTAATTTAAAATACTCAGATAAGATCCTAATTATTTCCTGTGGACTCCCTAAAAACTGTAATAATGCTATTTCAAACTTCAATAGTTTTCTGTATTCTATATCATTAAGTCCATTTCTTTGAATCTTAAAATTACCACCTAGAACATCCAACAAATAGCCTTCTGATTTATCTATATCATTGAAATTAGCAAATAAATTATAGATATTTCTTATTCTTAAATGCTTATTTTCTGATATTTCAAACATTTTTTTTGAATAAATCGTATCATGGTATATATGAGGTACTCTACTTAGTATCATAAATTCACCTCGATAGTTATATCATCAGCATTAGCAACTGCAACCTCTTTATTAGATAGCTTATAATCTTGCTCTCTTTCGTTGTACTTAACATCACCTAGTTTTATTCTTAAAGTTTTAATTCCACTTACATTTTTATATATTTCTCCAATGATTTTATATAAGTAAATAGTGCTATTTGGCTCAACTTCATCAATATATTTTAAGTAAATATCTTTTATAGTTTTCTTGAATTCATCTTTCCAAACTTCCTTAATACCTTGAATTTCAACTTTCAAGAATACAGTTTTTTCTGTGGGTCTAGTGAAACCTACACTAATTTCATCAAAATTCTTTGTAATTGCTCCAACTGTTCTAATCCCTGCAATTTTATACTCGTATAAAGCTTTTAAGATGTTATCATTTGTATCTCCGTAGCAAATACATTCATAACTATGTGCTAATCTCCCATCACTATCAAATGTATCAGTGTCATTCTCTATAACTTGGCATTTTTTTACATTAGTATTTTGTAAAATATAGTTTTTTATCCCCTCAGTTGTAAATGAACTCTTTCTATCTAGTCTTTTTAGATATCTTTCTCTTAGTTCTGTATCAGTTTCTAAGTCTTTTCCACCTAGAGTATTAAGTTTATTATTAATAGATATAACTCCAGTTAAAATTTCTGTTTGTTCTGTTATTGCTCCTGAACTTACATTCCCATCTGTTCCACCCTCTAAAGCTATTACTTCAATTTCTGTTTCTCTTTCAGTTGTTGTAATAGTAGATGTATTTAGAGTTACAAACTTAATTCCTGACTTTGTTTCAACTCCCCAAGCTTGTGGAATCTGTGTTCCAATTTCTGCTGTAACTGTAATTTTACCAACTGCTCTTTTTGGCTTATTCCAAGTCATACCTAAATGGCTAGTTATAGCATTCAAATTAGATCCTGTTGCAGTATAAACTGATAATTCATTAAATGCAGTTAAAGCTTGTAAATAGCTGTCATACTCTTCAGCACTATCAAACCTTAACCAAGCAATAATAATATTACTGTCCGTTTCTCTCAAGTCAGGCTTTACTGATTTAAAGTCATTTAGCTTTCTAGTGTATATTTCATCTATAGTTGGAACTATAAAGCCCTTATCTGTTATCATATTGTGTACACCTCCCCATTGATTTTGATGTTTATAACTAATTCTTTATCAATAAATTCAATGCTTTCTATTTTTTGTACTCCATCATATTTATTAATAATTTTACTTACTTCTTGAATTATCCTATTTTTATTATCTTTAAGTTGTAAAATACCTGTGTTAGCTTCATTCAAATACGGAGTTCCCCAAGCAGTGTTTAATGCAAATTGTCCTTTGTTCTGTTCTAACTCAACTCTAATTGCTTGTACTAAATCTTCTGCATTACTGACTAACTCACAAACTCCCTTATCATCAAAAACTAACTCACAATCTTTATCTAATTTTGGACTTGTCATTTAAACCTCCTAATTAGCCTTACTTGTAGATGTTTCAGGACTAGGCCCAGGGTTATAATTATGAGTATGTTTATCTAAACTAATACCTTTACCTATAACATCTCCTGTTGCTGTAATACTACCTTTTTGAGTAGTATCCCCATTTATAGTCAAGTTTCCATTTAATGTAACATTACTTGTAATAGTCGTTTCATTACTTCCTGCAAGTATAGTTATATCTCCATTACCTTTTATTTCTATTCTAGTTCCTGCACCTTGTAGAATAATGTCATCTGAATTAGCTTCAAACCCACTTTCACAACTTCCTATGATATAAGGCTCATTTAAACTAAATCTTTCAAGGCTTGTTTCATCAGATAAAGCCGTTTCACTAAAGCCAACCCATACAATATCACCAATTTTTCTAGGTATTTGAAAACTCCAACCACCGAATTTAAGAAAATCTAATCTAACATCTATAAGCGGAGGGTAATCAATTTTTTGTTGACATAATTCTCTTTTAGCAAGAGGTTGAACTGTACAAGTTCCTGCACTATGATTAATAGATATAATTTTACAAGCTAGACTTGTATGTAATTCATTTAAACTATCATCTATCATATTTTTTATAACTTCTATCATCTACACAACCTCCACACTTGCCGATACTGTAAAGCTTTCAAGTCCACTAGCTACAAAACTACACTCTTTAACTACAACTTGTCCTTTAAATAAAGTGCTTTCTATCTCTAGCAATTGACCAATTTTAATCAGTGGAATTAACAAACATTCGATATCAAATTTAGCTTTATTAGATGTTCCTTTAGAATTATCTTTTTTAGGCTTTTTGTTATCTTTTTCTTTAATATCTGCCTTATCCATTTTTTTATCTATTCTAATTAAGCCTTGTTCTGCTCCTAGATGCAATACACTAGAATATGCTTTATTTGGTAACTTAAATTCAATAGTTGTATTTGTAAATCTACATATAGTCCCTGTATCTCTTGCTAAAATAGGAATAACATTAGACAATCTACCACTAAACACTTTACCATTTGGATATACTGTATCTTTGCCTAGTTCTTTTATATCCATAGTAAAGTTACACATTGTACCTATTTGCTTTATAACTTCACTTGCTTTAATCCCTGCTTTAAATTGTCTGTTTATAATAGTATTAGCATAGGCCCTATTATTTGGTGTTGCTTCAATAGTAGTTATAAAATCATTTTCATCTCTACTTGTGCTAATGCTTTCAACTATTCCATTGAATATAACTCCGTGAATATCTCTATAACCTGTGTCTATAGATACATCTTGATTTAGTTTTAGCTTCTGTAATGTTGTATCAGATAAGTTATATAATTTAATTGTTGCTAAATCACTCTTATTATCATCAGTACATTTAACTTCAAATTCCACATCTAACTCATCATAATCAAATACTATCTCTCCAATAGTTATCAATCTAACTTGTTTCCACAGTTTCATCATCATCACCTATCATAAAAAACTTGTAATCTTTGTTTAGATTTTCAGGAGTAATTTTATCTTTTTCTTCAGCAAATTCATTAATCTTAATACATCTTAATTGTAGATTTTCATCACTTCTAACTAAACTAAGATAATCAATATTAGGAACTAGCTTGTTATAACCTGTTATACGCTCATTTAAAGCGTTTAAAAGAGATAAGTATATAAAACTATCATAAGTATTATAAATTAGCTCTAAAGTTAAATTATTAGGTAATTCAGCTATTATTCCTCTTTCTTGAATATCAGATACATCTATTTCTAAAGCTTTCATTTTATCATCCCCATAATATCTTTGCACCTGTTCTTTCTCTTGGCTTCACTGTGCTATTATTTACATTACTTCCACTTGTTACCTTACTAACTTTGCTTTTTTCTGCACTTGTTGGCTTACTAACTTTAGCAGTTGTACGCTTTTTCTTACCCCCTGATGTTTGAGCTTTTTTATTATCTGTTTTAACATCAGATTCTTTAATCTCTCCAACTTGTATCTGCCTTAGGGTTATAAAGTAAGTAAAGCCATATTTTTGTTTATCCGTTTCAGTTTCTTCTATATTTTCAATTATCATATGCTCATATGTATCTCTATTAGAAAAAACGAATTGTACTTCTTCTCCTAACTCCTGCAACTTCATTAATTTATCACGATTTAACATATAATCACTGCTATTATCTACTACAGTTATATTTATAATCATAGGCTCTTTTCTAACACTATCACTGATATTAAACCCGTTCTCAACTCTTTTACTAGGTAAAGACATTGGTAAACTTCTTGATTTTTCTGATATAACTTCTAATGGAATATCTTGTATGTAGCTTTGACTATATGTTCCACCTAATAAACTAAGGGCCATACTTATAGCTTGTTTAAAAAAACTCATTCAAACCTCCTAATATCCAAAACCATAATTTACAACTCCAAGCTGTGCTTTTATTTTTTCTATGTCTTGTTTACCAGCGTTTCTAATACCTGTTTCTATCATCTTTTCTACCTTTGCTCCATCAGTTGCTTCATTGATAGTAACATTTGTATTATAAGTTGGAGTATTAGTCAATGTTACCTCAGGCTTTATCATTTTTTTAGTTTCTTGAACTGTCTTAGTATTTAATGCCTTAGGCTCTTTAAAACTAGATAAAGTTTTGTTTAAATTCCCTAAAAATATTGCATAATCATCATTTAAAGGAACACCTTTAACTCCACGATTTACATTTATGTAGTTTTCAAGTTTAACTTGCTCTTGAATCTTTTCGTTAGCTTTATCTACTAAAAAAGCACTGTGCATATCATCAGTTTTACTCATATTTTGTGCCGAATTGTAAACTTTATTAAAACCAGATTTTATATTTCCTGTAGTATTATCCCAATTTATGCCTTGGAAATCTCCCGTTATAGCCTTATATGTATTTTTACCAAAGTCTATAGCTAGTCCTCCAGTTGCTCCCCATATCATTTGTAATACTCCAGCACCTGACTTAAGAATATCTATTAAATCACTTAAAATTTTAGTTGTAAGATTAATCTTTTCAATTCCGCTATCTGCTCCTTTAGTCCATAGGTCCCAAAAGTCAGATACCCCTTTTCTTAAATCTGCAAAACGATAATCTGTTCCTGTGAATTTTAACAGTGCATTTATTGCGTCCTCTGTAAAACTTTCTTTACCTTGAAAAGCCCCGAATACATCTTCAATAGCAAATACTAATGCAATAAGTGGAAATTGAGTAGCTACAGCCACAGCACCTATAATTTTAAAAGCATTTTTTGCACTATCAGGTAAAGCATTAAAGCCTTTTTTAATATCTCTAAACACTCCTAAAAATGTATCAACAAAGCTAGCGCCTGCTTTGAATACTCTATTAACTACATCTTTTAATCCTTCAGCATTATCTGCAACAAACTCCCAAAACTTCGCTCTTGTTTCTCTTACAGACATTCCCCAAGTTTCATATAAATCACCGATTCTATTCTTTGCTGATGTTATTTTTCCCTCTGGAGTCTTCAACATCTCTTTATTTTGCTCTCCAATGCTTCTTCTGACTGCTTCAGTCAGTAAAGCGACCTTTTCTTCTTCTGTTCCAATTTTTAGTAACTGTTCTTCTCTTTCAGATAAGATTATCCCACTTCTTTTAAGAGCCATTGTTTGACCATTCATAGACTTAGCAAACATACTAGCTATTCCTTCCATGTCTTGCCCTGTTCCATTAAGTCCTTTTTGTTTTACGAGCATATCTTGCATTGTTGGCAATAACTTTTTAATGCTGTCTTCTTGCATTCTATAAGTTGCTAATTGTTGAGCACCTGCAAGAGTTACCTCATCTCCTACAACTCCTAAACTTTGTAAACTCCCAGTTAAATCTACTATTGATTTTATTTGTTCATCTCTAAAGTTTTGAGCCCTTAGAGTGTTATATAACTTAGCTTCTTGCTCTATTTGATAGTTACTAGCTTCAATAGCTTTGTTATATTGCCCAACTAATCCGCTTATAGTAAAGTATCCAATAGCTAACTGTCCTAATGCACTTCCTATAATACTCTTAAATCTTTGGCTTAAATTCATAGATTCTTTTAAGTTACTTTTAAAGTCCTTAAATCCTTTTGAATTTAAGTAAGTATCTATACTAAATTTTAAAATTCCTGTACTCAATCTATTCCACCTCCCTCATTTTCATAATTCTATTTATGTACGTTTCAAGTTGTTTAATAGTATACTTTTCGGCTCTTTCAAAATCTTTAATGAAATAGCCATACATAGTTATCATATTTTCGATACTTTCATGATTATAGTTTAAGTTACATTTTGCGAAATGTATCTACAACTAAACCACAAAAGGCGATATTCTTTACTTGCTCCCACACTTCAAGACCTATTTTTTCTATTTCTTGGTATTTATAATCATCAATATTTTTATTTAACAGTTTTAGAAATGTTTCTCCAGTAAATACAACGTTTTCAAGCCCTGCTATAAATAGCTTTTCCATTGTATAGATCCCTCTGTCATCCAATTTTAACTCTAAGTCTTTATATTTAATGCTTTCAGGGATCCCAATTATATTTTCTAAACTTTCATTAACCCCGCTCGGATATTTCAAAATTTCTTTTGTATAATCAACGATTTTTGTTCTTCCAATCTCTTTTTCTAGCTTTAACACATAGCTTGATGGTTGCTCCATTACTGTTACATCATATCCATTTATATTAATTACTTTCTTTTCCATCTATACCTCCAAAAATAGAGAAGTATTAAACTTCTCTATTAAGCCATTTTTAAATTAATACATTGAACTTCCCATTCAACACCTTTTGAATCTGTTCCAATTTCAAGAGTTGGTATTTTCTTGAAAAAGCCTTTAGCTGAGAAAGCTCCCATTGTTCCATCTAAACCTTTATTAACAAAAGTTACAGGAAATGTTCCTTTTTCTCCCTCTGTTAATGCAAGTTGTTTAAAAGATAGATTTAAAGGTGAATTTTGTAAGATTTTAAATTTGATAACTGCGTCATAATCATTGTGTTGATTAATACTTCTAGCTCCGTCAACTCCCTTTGTTATGCTTTTAAAATCTTCATCATATTCTATTGTGATTTTTGTATCATCAGCATAGTCATCTACTCTTGTTTTACCGATAATCAATTCATAATTTTTACTATTGTAATTATATATATTACTCATTTAGCACCTCCTAAACTTCAAAGAATAAATCAGCTGATAATTCTCTAATACCATAAGCATAATAAACTGTGATTTTTACACCTGTTAATTTACCATTTAAAATATCATTTTTTGGTATTTCTTCAAGTGGAACTATATCAACTACTGTTTTATCTTCAATCAATGCTTTCATTCTTTCAAACTGTTTACATCTAGTTAAAATAACTGCTTTAAGTGGGTCAACATCTGCAAATGTTGGCTTTGGAGTAGCTTTCAAATATAGTGTAATATCTTCCTCTAATCTAAATTGTAAAGCCTTTACACAATGGATAAAATCTATAGGGTCGCCTGTTACTGTAACTCCATTGGCTAATCCTAATTGACCTTTCATTCTTGCTACATAGTTAGCTTTATTTTTATCTAACACTCCTTGCTCGGCTCCAATCAATCCACTTTCAACTGCTCCATTTATAAGTTTATTAGCGATTAAAACTGATCCTGGAAACTGTGGTATTGAATAACCTGCAACTGCTCCTGCTGTAAGTTCTTCATTTTTGTTGAAAAATAATGCTGTTGTATCTTCTGCAATAGCTTTTATCTTAGATTCAGAATTCATTATGTCTTCATCTTTTTTAACTTGTGCAAATAGCATTTTTTGTCTTGCTCCAATTTCTTTAGATATTAAAGCTATTTTTTCTAAATCAGTTTCATCTGTTACAGTACCAAACCAATCATTTTTTACACTATCAAATAAGTCTTTATAATTGTTTCCAGTTACTGCCTTACCAAACACTAATACTTGTTTTGCTCCACCATTAAAACAAGCTTGTAATATCTTATAAACATCATCCCCTGCTGCAACTCCTGTTACATCTTTTATACTTGTAATTAATTGCTCTTGTATTGCTTTCTTAGTGCTAAATACTCCTATTATATTAACAGTTGCTTGGTCAACAGGGCTTGGCTTGTGTGTATTAAGAAATACTATTTTCTTTTCTGCACCTAATATAATTCCCATTAGTTACCTCCTTCAATATTGAATTTAACATCTTTTATAATTTCTATTTCTGTTCTTAGTTCTTTAGAAGTTCTCACAGTTAAGTCAAATACATATCTTTCAAGCAAATCACTTGCTGAATAATCTGTAATATCCTTTAACTCTCCTACTTCTTCAATAACTAAGTTCAGTCCATTTAATTTTATCCACCAATTTATCGCTTCTATATTTGTAAAATAATCTCTAATTATTGCTACATCTATAAAACTATCTTTTTTACTTAGAGTAAACGAAAAACTGATTATATGCTTATTTATATTTATTTGCTTAAAAACTCCGTATTTCTCAGTGTCTTCTCTATCGTTTGTATATCTATGAATAACATTATTAGAAATAGTCCTTGCAAGAACTCTAGGTAATTTCAATTGTCCATTGACTTTGCTTAGATGCTCGAAAGGGACAGTTTGAAATTTTTCATTTAATTGATTTATTTTCTCAAGTAGTAATATTTCTAATTCTAGATTATTCATCTTTCATCAACTCCAGCACAAACTCATTAAAATCGGCATACATTCTAGGCATTATTTCAACTACTCTATAATTTAACTGTTCAACTGTTATAATATCTCCTAGTCTTAAATCATAGCTTTTTAAGATTTTCCCATTCAATTGATTTAAAACTTTTATTGCTGAGTTAGGATCTGCTGTTGCTACTCTTAAAGATTTTTTATAGATTAACATCTCACAATGATAAACATTTTCTATTCCTTCTGGGTTTTTCATATCATATTCAGCTTTACGTGTAACTTGGTATGTTCTTAACTCATTTTTTGCAAATTGTTTTAATCTAAATTTCATTTTTAAATCTCCTTGACTACATATTCTAAGCTATTAAGCATTGTTCTAGTATCTATTAAAGGCTTGTTTCCACTTCCTTTTTTTTGTCTAGCTTTTATTGTACTTTCTGCAAGTGGTGCATAGCTTCCTTGTTCAATACTTTTTTTTATATACTCAACTACTTGTTTACCTATATCATCAAAACATTTTCTAGCTTCCATTTTTCCTAATGCAACTTGATTAGCATTAAACTTAAATCTGTTCATAATTCTTTGTATATTGCTATCTATTGCACTTCTCCAAAATGGACGAGCAGGGTAGTGAACATTAAAGCCTTCGCTTCCATATTCTAGCCACATCGCTATTAACTCTACCTTTACTCCGTTAGCTTCCGTTTTTTCTTCATTGAATTGTACGACAAGCTTCCATTTTGCTAATAGATTAAGCTGTTTTTCTATATCAGAAAACTTCTCTATACCTTGCACATTTACAGATGTTTTAACTCCAATCATAAGTTTTCCTTACATATTTATAAAGAATATTTTTAGCTTGAGCATTTGCAAATATGATAGAGCCTATACTATTACTAGCATTAGAGTTATAACTAATAGACATATCACCGATTGACTTACTAGCAATGCCTTTTTCAATATCATTAATGTTGTCATCATCGACATCTTTAACTATTGAATAAGCTTCAAGTATCTGAGCTTTTTTAATCTCGCTAGGTACATCTTTTTCATTAATTCTAGGAAATATTAATTCTTGTGTTTCGCTTCTTCCACTATCTCTAATCATTAAGCTTTCAATTTTATCTAATGCTTTATATAGTCCTTTACTTAAAACATCATCTGTAATCTCATCATACCTGTTTTTTATAAACTCTTTAGCTTCTTCTAAACTTACATAACCTATCATAAAAAACTCCTTTTAAAAGCAGTAAGGGAGCTTTAAACTCCCGTTATGCTTGTGATACTTCTAATTCACATAGTAATTTTGTTTTTCCTGTTTCTGTTTCTATAACATCACATCCGAATAGTTGTAATCCTTTTACATACTCTCCAAATGATTTTTCAAATTCTCCAGCTTTCATTTCATTTAATTGCATTGCAAGAGTTAAACCTTTGCTTATTCCTGCTATACAGTGATATTTCTTCCCTGTTAATTGAACATTGTTAGATTTATAAATTGTAAATCCTCCCCAATTTCCAACGAAGTAACTTTGATTTATACCAAGTGTATTTTCTCCTGTTGAAACAGTTGGAGTTTCTTTAATTAATTGTCCATAAACTTCTGGTGATACAACTAGCCATCTATTAGCAGTAGGTACATTGTCTTTATCCATTTGCACTGCTAAATTTATAATTAAATCTGTAATTTTGTTAGTTCCTATAACTCCTGCAACCTTGTTTTTACATTTTGTGTATAATTTAGCAAGTTCTGTATCAACAACATCTGCCATTTCATATATAGCTTGTTCTGTTAATCCTTCCATTACTCCTGGTATAGCTTGAGCCTTGTCAACATCATCCATCTTTAAAGCAAAATACTTAGCTTTATTAATAGTGATAGTTTGATATGCTCCTGTATCCTCTTGAAATGTTATGTCTGCCCCTGTGTAATCTCCAACAGTTACTGAGCCTATGCTTGGTACTCTTATAGAACTTCCAAAGTTTTCAATTTTCCCCTCATAATTTCTATTTGCTAATGCTCCAAAAACTAAGTTTTTATTTAAATTTCTGTTTGTTAATTCAGTCCATACTTCTGGTTTAAAATTGTTATATGACATATTGCCTCCTATTCTTCTCTTAATATTTCTTTTAATTGTTCATCCGTTAATTTTGATTTTTCTGCGTCTGACATCTTGATAAAGTCCTCATATTTAACTTTTGAATTACCATCATTAGTTGGCAATGGTGGTGGTGTAGTACTTCCTTTCTCATTAAATAAATCAGGATAAGTTGTTTTAAAATTAGCAACTTGCTCATCAAAACCTGTAATCTTTCCATCTTTAATATCTAATTTAGAGAAGTCCACTGCATTTACAAGCATTGAGCTATATTTTGGAGAAATTGCTCCTAGTCCAAAACTTACTGCTGTCTTAATAGCTTCCTTTTTATAATCATCAAAACTGTTTTTAAATACTATTTCTTTTCCTAAATCATCAGAAGTTACCTTATCTCCTAATTTTGATTTTAAGAATTTAATAGCACTTTCATTATAAATTTTGTCTGATAAGCTTTGATTTTTACTTATAAACTCCGTTACAGTTTCAGCAGTCAAAGGCTTTTCTATCTCTTTAACTGTTTCTATCATAAACTTGTTATCAGTCAGCCATTTTTTACCCTCATTACTTCCTAACATTTTCTTTTCTTCATCTGTTAATATTAAAACTCCGTCTTTTAATTCCATTTTTTCTCCTCTCAAGCAATTACTCACTCAAAATTTAATTTAATCTTATTGGCTCTGCCCAACATCTACAATTAAAGTCTTCTCCTGGCAACTCATCATTGATACTAAATACTAAGCCCTCTCGTTCAGCGTGCGATTCTCTTACTCTGTCATCTTTCATTGTATGCCAAACAAAATGTTCAATACCGTTCTCAATCATTAAGTCTTTACACTCTTGAGCATATAAATTACCTGTTTCATTCCTAGCTAAATTCTCATTTCTGTTATTAAGCCAAGTTTGGAGTTTATCGATATCAGCATTGGAATAGGTACCGTTTTCAATGCTTTTAACGATATCTTTAATCTCTTTACTTGCTCGATTATTAGCTATATCCTGCTTTAAAGCTTCAAGCGTAGATTTTGGAACTTCGCCATTTTTAAATACTTGTAAATCTCTATTATAATTTTTAATAGTTTCTGTTATCCGTTGTTGTCTTATATCCATTAATTTATCTGATGTTACAGATGTATTATTAAATAAATCATAATTCTTTTTTATCCAGTACTTAGCACCTTCTAAATCAGTTCTTTTTAACTCTTCATCTGTAAGTGTTCTCCAACTCTCAAATGTAGACAAATTCACTTCAATAGCAACTTTTGTTAATTCTTTTATAATGTTTCTTTTTTCCTCATCTGTTAACTCAAACAGTGGTAACTGTCCATTATTAATAGCTTTTCTTGCTCTTTTTGTTCTTTTCTTTGTATAAAATTCAAATATTAATCTTAATTTATTCTCTTGAGCTATTGGGAACATATATTATTCCTCCTTAACTTCTAGCCCTAAATCTTTCATAATATCTTTTGAAAGTTCTTCAAGTTTAACTTGTAATTGTTCTTCTCTTGTTATTCCAGCAAGCATATTCATTATGTTAATTAGCTTTTCTTGATATGTTATATTAGTTTTTATTGAACCTATTTGTTTATCTGCCTCTTCTCCTAAAAGACCTAAAAACTTAACAGCAGTTTCTAAACTCATAACATTATATTGAATTCCTTGTACAACTATTCCCATTTTTTCAGTTAATGATAAACTCAAAATGTCTTGTGCTTCTATTTGTAAATCTATATCTATTCCTTTAAGCTTTTTATAGCCCCATAGAACGATATTTTTAATACCTGTTATACATTTACTTCTCTTGCTTTCTACTGTTGCAATAGTACGCTCTAAGCTTCTTCTTTTAGCTTCTCCAGAAGCAATAGACCCTCCTAAATCAATTCCAAAAGCTAAGTCATTAACTCCTAATTGTTTATAAATATCATTTTTGATGTCTTCTTTGTGCAACTTCCATTCTTGTGTTTTAGTTTCTAATTGTACTTGTTTAACTTCCTTGTCATCTTTTGATAATACAACTACTCTATTATCTAGCCTTACAGTACTACGACCGTTTGTATCTACTTCTATTAAACTATCAGGCACTTGTAATAGTGGATTAGCAACTTTTTGAAATGCTTGAGATGTTAAAGTATCACCAATTACTAATTCTCTAACATTAGCTACTAAATCATCATTATAATCACTTTTTCCAAAAATGTTTTCTACTTCTACTACTGCCCACCCTTGTGCTTGTGTATCTCTATAACCTAAGCCATCTTGTATCATACCGTTATTTGTTAAGTTAAAAGGATAAGGTATTTCATTTATAGAATTTTCCGTAATTTTGTATGCCCTGTATTCAATGCTATCTAACTCATACACTTCACAAATTAAAGTTTTATTTTCTTTGTCATCCTTAGATAAATTGTATATTACATAACTATCAATTAATTTTGGATTATATTCATTTCTTATTGGAAAATAATCTTTTGGTGTTACTGTATAAAAACTAAATCTATCATTTTGTGTAACTCCTTTTAATAGCATTTTCCCACTCCAAGACTGAATGACCATAGCCTTAGCTAGTAAATCATCAAAATCAAACTCTTTTATTAAATCAAATTCACTTTGATTAGTTATTAACTTCTTACTTGTTGCATACTCTGCATAAAGTCTAGTCGTTGCTTGTAATATTCCATTACTTGCAACTAAATCTTTTAATCTGCAACCTTTGCTATCACTTACAAGGCTTCCATTACTCATAGAATAAGTACTCATATATCCTTGCTTATTTACTATCCCCATATATTCAAGATTTACCCTTGCTTTTACATCATTAAAAAATACATCTGCACTTTTACCATCTGATAACTTGCGATACTTATCACAATTTTTATAAATATCAGTTAAAAGATAGTCATTATATGCTTTTAATATCCTTGTTTTCTCCATTTTTTAAACTCCTAGAGGCTTCCTAATTTCGCCATTTTTAAAAGTTGTTTGTTTATATTTTTCTAATCCATACCTCATAGCATCAACTGTGTGTGGATCTAACGTAAATTTATTTTCTACATAATTTCCATTTTTATCTTTTTCGTGACATAGTTCTGTAAGTTCTCTATATGTATTTATACACTTATCAGAAACTATAATTTTATAGAAACTCTTGAGCTTCTGTAATCCATCTAGTACACTTCCTTGCCCTTTTTCTGCATTAATTATTTTGAATCCTGCTCTCCGAATTTCCTCAGTCGTTTCAGGTCTTGCGCTATCTGCTATAATCTCCCTATGTTTTTGCTTAATATAACTCATAGAAGCTATTAATTCGCTTGTAATTAAATTCTTGTTATATAATTCATCATAGACATATAAAACGTTATTTTCCCTATCTATAGCCATTCTAACTAAAGCATTATAAGAAATACTAAATCCATAATCTAAGCCATCATATAAATTACCTAAGCCATATTTACTTAATTCTTTAACTATTGCTTGTACTTCTGTATCACTAGTTTTAAATACATTTGTAAATACTCTCTCTCCAACTATTCCAAACTTCCCTTGAAATGCTATTCTGTAACGCTCAGGATCATATGTTTCAAAGTTTTTTAATTGCTGTATGTACTCATCATTAACGAATGCATTATCTGTAACTATCGAATGATGATAGTAAGTATCATCAGTTAAGATTATTCTTTTATCATATAAATCATTTTCGTTTATATTTGCTTTCTTAACAAATCTTTCATAAGTCCAATTATTAACACTCACAGGGTTATTTGTTAAAAATATATGTAAGTCTTTTCCTAATGCTCTCAATCTACCATTTAACTCATTAAAGGAGTTGTATGATATTTCTGAACACTCTTCAATCCAAATCATATCGACATTATCAATTGATTTTAGTTTCTCAGAATCATCTAGCCCCATAAATATAAACTCGGATCCGTTTCTACATCTAATGTGTAAAGGGTTAAGTGTATAACTAAAGAATCCATTTAAGTTATAGTTACTAATAATTCCTTTTAAAAGTGAAAAACAACTCTCTTTGATAGTTCTGTAAACGGATCTAACTACTAATATTCTTCTTTTCTCTTGAATAGCTTTTAATATTAGTTTTAATCCTGTGTGATACGATTTACTGCTTCCATATCCTCCAACAATGTAATAGAATCTTTTATCCCAGTTATTTAAATAATCAATAAAATGCTCATTAGCTTGTATATTAATTTCCATTTCTTTTAACTCCATTAATTGTTATAGATACATTGTTGTCCTCTATATCCATATCTTGCTTATCTCTCCATTTACTAGATTTTCTATTCTTTAACCAAAAGATTTGTGCCCCTACATCTCCTGGTATTTCTTTTATAACTTCTTTTACATATGTACTTTTCTTTCCATCTATCTCTTTAACTTCTTTTATAACTTCTTTATACTTGTAACCTATCGCTCTCTTAAATAAAGCATTTTCAACTTCTATATCTGCAACTTCCTTACCTTTTTTTAAAGCGTCAGAAAAGTCTGTATATTTATCTTTATATTTATAAAAAGTATCTTTACTAATACCTAGATTTTTAAATATTTGTTCATCAGTTAATCCATCTCTTTTCCAAGCCTCTATCTCTATAAGTCTTGGTTTAACTTCTGTTTCATATTTACTTTTAGCAATTGTTATCACCTCTTAAATAACAACCAGTTTTATAAATAGTTTTTGTTTTACTTCCTCTTGCTTTTATTCCTCTTAGTTCCATACACATATGTCTAGCTTCAACTTCAACATATACTCCTGCACAATCTAAATTATTTTGTATTGCTTCTGCTATTTCTTTTGTCATTTTTTCTTGTATTTGTAATCTTTTAGCAAATGCTTCAACTACTCTTGGGATCTTAGATAGTCCTACAACTTTTCCGTTTTTTGGAGTATATTTAACTTTTACAGTACCAATAAATGGCAGCATATGATGTTCACATAAAGAATTAAAATGAATATCTGTTATTTCTACTTCATTATTATTGTCACTTGTAAATGTCTTAGATAATATTTCATTTACATCTACACTGTATCCAGATGTCATTTCTTTAAATGCTTTTACTACTCTTTTTGGAGTATCTTTTAATCCTTCTCTTTCTTGATTTTCTCCTAATGCAATTAAAAGGTCCACTATTCCTTTTTCAGCTTTTATTGTATTTTCATCAGTTTGTGTAACTGTATTGATATTTCCCATTCTCCTGCTCCTCTCTCTTTTAACTTTTGTTTTATCTCTCCTAATAAAGCCAAGTTCTTAAACTCTCCGTTTATCTCTACTGGAGATAAAAAATATTTATTGGCTTTTATTTTATTCCTGATGTTGATACAAAATGTTATAAAATCCATTTTATTATCTGTATCTACAACTATTCTTACTTCATTAGCTTTTTTTAATTTAACTATATTAGGTCCATATATAAATTTTGGAGATGTAGCAATATAATCTATATACTCATAACCAATATTATTAGTTCCGTTAGTTTCTATTGCTATCCAGTAACCTCTATCTTTTAACTCTTTTAATAAAGGAGTTAAATTACTAATTGTAGGCTCTCCACCTGTTATAATTACATTCTTGCAATTATATTTTGATATTTCTTCCATAATCTCTTGTATTGTTAATTCTTTGTATTTCTTCCAGTCAGTATCACACCAAGGACATTTCAAATTACAATTTCCTAGCCTTATAAATATAACTTGCTTTCCAAAATTGCTTCCCTCCCCTTGAATGCTTTTAAAAATTTCTACTATTTTCATTGTTATAGCTCCGTATACTCGATATAAGAGGTTTCTGTTTCATATAGAGTGATTTTAATAAGCTCTATGTTTTCACTTTTTAAAATAGGCTTTAATTTATTAAAAATGTATTTTGATATGTTTTCTGCTGTACTTCTATAACCTAAATCAACAAATTTTAAATTGTGTTTTATTAAAACTGCTTTTATATCTTTTTCAACTTCTTCATTTCCCGCACCTAAAATAAAAGCATGGTCAAATTTATTAATAATATTTTCCTCTACTATTTTTTTTAATTTAGAAAAATCTATAATCATACATTCAGAACTTGAATCAGTCTTATATTCTCCAGTACAACTAACTATTAATTTATAAGTATGTCCATGTAAATTTTTACATTGCCCATAATGATTAGGTAGTATATGAGCAGTATCAAACTTAAATTCTTTGTTTATTATATCCATTTCTTCTCCTAATATTTCAAAATTCATTTGTTATTCCTCGTATTCAACAGGATCAATGGCTTCATTTATTTTAAAAGCATTTTTTCTATCTATACAAGTTGCACATTCTCCACATTGTTTTTCCCCACCTTGATAACAACTCCAAGTCAAATGATATGGTGCTTTTAAATTTAAACCTACTTTTACAATTTCAGCTTTATTACTATAAACAAATGGTGTTATTATCTTTATTTTTTCATATGTTCCTAAATTAATTGCTTTTGAAATAGTTTCTATAAATTCTTTTGTGCAATCTGCATAAGCTCTTCCAGCTGCATCATCTAAATGTACTCCTATATAAATGTCTGTTCTTTCATTGTTATTTATTGCTAATGCCAATGATGAAATAGCTGATAAAAATAATCCATTTCTAAAAGGTACATAAGTATCAACTATTTCTGTTTTTCTTAATTGTTCTGCATAGCTATCTTTTGGAACTTCTTTTGTACTATCTTGCATCAAAGCATTATTGCTATATTTAAAAATTTCTTTTAAGTTTAATGTTATGTGTTTTATTCTATAAAATTTTCCTATTTCTTCTGCACAAATAAGTTCTTTATTGTGCTTTTGCCCATAATCTATTGATACAGAAATTACATTATTCGCTCCATATTTCTTTATAGCTAGTGCAAGGCAAGTTGTACTATCTATTCCTCCACTACTTAAAACTAATGCTTTCATTGGTCTCCTCCTAATAAGTAAGCCTGAAATTTTTTCCATTCTTTTATAGAAAGTAATGATAGTTCTATATCTGTTTGTTTATCACTTTTAACTCTATGTGTTGAACTTAAAAAATATTGTTTTACAGATTTAGTTTTATAATCAAACTCAGACATTTTTTTATGTCTTCTAACCCAACTCCAACTTGAACTATCAACTGAATAAAAATCAAACTCTTTTACATTACTTCCAGTAAAACCTAATCCATGGACCTTACAATTATTTTGTCTAGCTATTTTTAATAATGCTGGAAGTATTTTTTTATAATCTTTTTTCTTGATTTCTTTTGTTACTATTCCTCCAATAGCTATGTAATTATATTCTTTCGTTAAATTCTTCCATTCTTCTAAACCTCTTGATATATGCCAAGCTGGAATACATTTTTTATTAGTAGCTTTTTCTATTCTTTCTCTAATTTTCTTTACTTTTTCATAACCAACTAAACTATCAATATCTAGCTCTATAAAATTTTTTATATTGTATTTATTAATAAAATTAATATATTCTTGAATATAGTTATCTAAATTATTAAGAAATTCATTAAGATTTTTACTTGAATTTAATAAGCTAAAAGCTCCACTGTCTAGTATAAAATCCTTACATTTATCTTTAAATATCATATATTTTTCTTGATATTCTGGTTTAGTTTTCTTTAAATAATAAAAGCTCCCCAAGAGAAATAAAGGTACTTCATTCTCTAGTAGTTCTAAGTATGGCACAGCTTCTAAAGATGATAAATATAATTTCATAGCAACTCCCCACAGTGAGGACATCTCTTTTCTTTTGGCTTTTTCTCCACATCTGTAACAAATTCATCTAAGTTGATTTCTTCGTTTTGTGATAATAAATTTTCAATTTCATACTCACTAAAACCTGTTAAACTTAAATCAAAATCTTCTACTTTCAGAGCATTCAACTCATACTGTAATCTATCTAAATCAAAATCAGTATTCATTGTAGTTTTATTGTGAGCGATTATATATGCTCTCTCCTGAACTTCTGTAAGCCCTGTTAAAACAATACAAGGTATTTCACTTAATCCTAATTGTTTGGCTGCTAATAATCTTCCATGTCCCTCTATTATTTGATTATCTGCATTAATAGCTATCGGATCATTAAAACCAAATTTTTGTATAGAATTAGCTATTTGATCTACTTGCCATTGTGGATGTTCCTTTGCATTGTTTTCATATTCTTTTATTTCTTCTATATTTTTATTTGTGATTTTTAATTCTTTCATTTTTCCTCCTGGAATAAAAAAAATCGCATTTAGTAAAAATAAATAGACTTCTTAAAATCTAAATATTCTTAATAAATGCGATTAGAACTTTCCCAACATTTAATTTATATTTAATTGTTTTTTTATTTTGATTTGAACTTTCCTATAATATTAATATTACTTTTACATTATATATTATACTATATTTTGTTATTTTTTCAAATATTTTTATAACAATTCTCTATAAACATTACATCCCCAACTTCTTAAAAGTGGTAAATTTTTATATTGGTTTCCATACTCTTTTTCTTCTACATTAGTTTCTATACAATAGAATTCTAATGTTTTTTCTCCAATATCTTCGCCATATCTATTTAATTTTGGAATTGAGTATGCTTCCCACAATTGATATCGGTCTTTGGCCCCGTAACTTAATTTAGTTCCACAAGGACTTACATTACTATCTGTTATTACATATCCTACTAATTTTCCTTTGCTCATATTAATCCCTCCATAAAATTTATTCTCATTTAAGAGTACATTTCATGTTTAAAGTTCATTTTTACAGTAAAACACTTTTTATATTTCAAAAGCTAATTTTCTTGCTTCTGAGAGATTTTCCCAGTGTAACCCTATTCTAAAATTTTCATCATCTTCACGAATTATGTCTGCTATTTCTTTCAAGAGTTGTTTATTGTTTGTATCTAATTCCCTTCCTAAATCATTTGCAAGTTCTTTTAAATTTTCAGGCATATCTTCAGAAGAAATATCATCTAAAAATTCTAGGATTTCAATATCTCTTATATATAAAGTATTATCATTTTTATTATAGTCATATAAATCTTTTAAAATAGTTTGGTAACAATCTTCTACTATATCTTTAAATCCGTGGAAAATATTGAAATTTTTTGTTTCTTTCATTATTTCATATATTTTTATTAAGTATTTTATACATATATCACTTATGTGGTACCAAGGTTCAGTTTTTTCATTTCTAGTTTTTTTTTCATTTAGTAATATCTTTTTTAATGATTTTATTTCAAAGTTAAAACTTCTTATATATCTAAAAACTTCATTATCAAAAATTTGACTATCATCTATAAAATCCCAATCAAAATCTTTTATTGGGTGTTTTTTATAACCACTTTCTTCTTTATCTTTATATTCAACAAATTTTGCTACATCAATTATAAAATTATTAACTAATTTGATTTCTAATTTTTCCATTTTTATACTCCTTATTTTTTTAACAATATTTTTAAAGCCTCCCTTACTGTTTCGGCTATTGAATTTCCATTTTTTTTATTGTATTCAATAAGTTTATCATATAAGTCTTTATTTAAACCAATTTTTATACTATGATTTATAGGGTCTTTTGCTGGAGGTCTACCCATCTTTTTTTGCTCTTTCATTTTTTCCTCCTTGATTTTAATTAATATAAATGTTATAATAAATTACAAATTTAGAGTTGACGTTTTCAAGCCTTTTTAGTTTTATAACTAAGAGGGCTTATTTCTTTTTATTTAACTTTATTAATACTATTATTACAAGTATTAATGTTATAGGTTGTAATATATCGTTTATAGCTCTTAATATTTCCATTTCATTCCTCCTATTTTTTTAAAGAAGATAAAAGAGAGTGGAGGAGTGAGATTACTCTCAAGCCTCCTTTCTCTTGTTATATCTTATTTTCTTAATTGTCTAATAAGAACAATAATAGATAAGATATAAAAGATTATCTCCAGTATCTCCTTTAGAGTTGACACTTTCTCACCTCCTTATATATTAATTATACTTTAAAGGTTCAAAAAAGTCAACACATTATTTTTTTAGAATATCTATTTTTTTTTCTTGGTCAACTCTTACTATTTTTCCATTTTTAATTTTTATCTTATAGTATCCATCTCCTAATTCTTCAATAATTTTAGGTAAATTAATTATCTCTATCATTACTACAACTCCTTAATTTATAATCTTTTTAACTTCTTCTAAATTCTTAACAACATAATATTCAGCCCCTTGCTCTTTCATTTTTTCCTCCATTATTTTTTGTTCAGCTGATTGTCGCCCTGTTGGTGTCTTTATTTCAAGCCCTATTGTTTTGCCTTTCATAAAAACTATTATGTCTGGAAAGCCTTTTTTCTGTCCTTTTGAAAGGCTTCTAAATTTTTTACCTACTGGATCATAAATTGCTGTATTATTAGTTCTTTGAAACCACAATTTATTTTGCTTTTCTAATACTATTAAATAATCAATTATTACTCTTTGATAATCTGTTTCTTTCATCTCATCACTTCCAAATTAATATTGCTATTGAGATAGCCTCTACAAATACTAATAAACCAAAGAAAAAGTTTAAATTTTCTGCTCTAGTCAATTTATCATCTTTTTCATAATAACTATCATTCCAGTATTTAGCATGATTTCTATAATATTCTTTTTCTTTTTCAGCTTCCTCTCTTTTTTCTCCAGCTTCCTTAGCTTGAGTTATATAGAATACTCTTTCAGCTTCCAACTTATCAAACTGGTCTTTTATATTTGCCTTTTCTTTGCTTTTGGCTAGTAAATTATTATTTAAAATTTCAATTTTTTCTTTTAAACTGTCTATCTCTTTAATGTAAGCCTTGTTATTTCCTGAATTATTTTTTAAATCTTTAATTAAATCTAAGATATATTTTTCACACTCTTCCTTACTATTCAGCTTAGATGAATTAAAAGAAACTCCAGAAGTTTTATTGATTTTTGAAACTAAATTTCTTAAATAATCTCTTGTTTGCATTTGTTTATGTACCATTTTTCCTCCTTAAATAGGCTTATTTTTAAATATTTGTAATTCATTCATCAGTATTATTTCCTTTAGCTGAAGCAACTCCTATAACTTCATCAGCTACTGCCTTAACCTTTGTCATCATTTGAGACATCTCTTTAAGTTCAGCTAATGTTATAAAACCATCATCATTTGATACATAAAGATTATAATTTTCTCCTTTATGATATTGTGCTATCTCGATATTATGATTAGTATACTCAAAATCGTAAAATGAGAAGTACACTGTAATATTATTTTTTTAAACTAATACTACATCTTTTATAGTGCTTACCTCATAAGCTTTTAAATTATTTAATCTGTTCACAATTTCCTTTAAATTTTTAACTGTAGCAAATTCCGAATATGCTTTAATTTCTTGAGAATATCTCTTATTGAATTTTTGCATTTCTAAAGCCATTTTTTCTGATAATTCCATTTTATCCTCCTATACTTCAAAAAAAGTTTGATTTTTCTTATAATAAAAATACTTCATAACTCCAAGTTGCCCCTGTCTATTTTTTAAAATTTGTACTTTCATAAGTTCTTTATACTCTGTATCTGTTGGCTCAGTTGTAAGCCCCAAAATAGTTGAAGCGTCTTGCTCTATTTGTCCACTTTCTCTAAAATCTGCAAGGTAAACATCTTTGTCAACTCTTTTTTCAATATCTCTTGAAAGTTGCGACAATGCTATAACTGCAATGTCATAATCTTTAGCTATCTGCTTTAATCTTATAGAAATATCTGTTATCTGTTCATATCTACTAGATGTTTTATTAGATTTCACAAGTTGCAAATAATCAACTACTATAAAATCAACTCCGTTTAATTCTTTTTCATTTTTGACATACTCCTCAAGTTCATCTATTTTGAAATTTCCATCGTAAAGTTTTAATTCGCTTTCTTTTAAAATCTTATCAAACAATACTTTAACTAATTTCTTTTGTTCAGAATCTAAAGTATTAAATCTATCTTTATTTGTTAACATTTCTAATTCAATTCTACTTTGACTACTTATTATCCTTTGAATTATTTGTTTTAATGGCATTTCTAAACTGAAAAATAATCCTCTAGCTTTTTGAGCCATTAACAAAGTTATATATAAAGCAAATGCAGATTTACCTACTCCTGGTCTTGCTCCTATAATATGCAGATCCCTTTTTGTAAATTTTAGGTATTTATCTAGTCTAAATTTTCCTGTTTTAATTGAGTCATTTTCTTCAAGTCCTTCATAAAATAACCCTTCAATGTTTTTAATATCTGCAACTTGAATACTCTTGTCATTCTCTTTTATAACTTCTGCATGTAACTCTGTTATTTTCTTTTTTATTTCTTCATTTGGAGTACTGGCTAATTCTAAGATACAGTATTTATAATATCTATTTTCTAAGCCTTTTATATACTGCTCTAAGTTGTTTTCTGTGCTAACAATAGTTAAGTCTAAAGCTTCAGCTAGTAAGCTTCTAAATCTAACTTCATCGTATAGAGCATTAACTGAAAGCCCTTCTAGTTCATATTTTTTATATTTTTTAAAAAATTCTTGAACTAAACTAGAAAAATACTTACTAGGAATATTCTTAATTTTATTCTTAAAATTAATATCATCTACAATGTAAAGCATAGCAATTAGTGCTTTTTCTTCATATGATACTTCTGTAATCATTTACACCAACTCCTTGTATGCTTCTTTTGGTTTAGTTAAATAACAAGTCTTTTCTACCTGCTGGACTTCTTTTAACTCCCAATCATCTTTTAAAGCCTTGAATAAATATCCATCTGCTTTATTATTCTTATTACAAAAATCTATGACAAATTTTATACGCTCAATAGGTTTATTGAGTTTTATAATGTCATATACTTTTATTTTTCTTATTCCTAAGAGCATTTTTATTTCTTGTTGTAATGCTCCATTAAAATTAATAACAACTTTTTCTTTTTGATCATGGTCCTCTATTATATTTTCTAAATTATTGTTATTAGTTATTATTAATCTTGTATTATTAATACTTGTATTATTATCCTCACGATTTTTCGTGATAGGGGTATCATTATTTTTCGTGATAGGGTCTACTTCTTTTTCGTGATAGGTATCATTATTTTTCGTGATAGGGTCAGCAATATATATTCTTCTTTCTTTTATAATTTTAGTTCCAACTTCATATATTAATTTTGTTTTTATATATCCTGCTTTTTCTAAATCACTTATCCATAAACTAACTGTATTTTTACTAACTTCATACAGTTCTGCAAAATAAGAATTAGTTGCATTACAATAACCATTTTTATTAGATAATGCTGTTAATTCTGAATATATTATTTTTTCCATAGGCTTTAAATTTTTATCATATCTTACATTTGCTGGTAATATTCCATAATATCCTGGATTTTCCATATAAATAACCTCCTATATATTTGGAGAGCCTGTCCTAACTCTCTTTTATTAATTCAATTAGTAAAGGCTATCCAGAGCTTGACAGGCTATGAATAGCCCCCACTAATTCAATTAACAAAGTTTTATATCAAATACCTTCTCAGCTAGCTAAACTGTCCTTAAATTAGTTCGTAACTTCTTTAAGTTAGAGAAAGTATTTGATAGCCAGTTTTAACATCATAAAACGTTTGGCAAAAGTTTTAGTTAAGTCATTTATCGAGCAACTTAACTGCACGGATAGAACTTAATTCGAGTTATATTAACTCTATAACTTTATCTCTATCAAAGTTACACCCTAGAATGCTTAAATTTGTAAGTGATAAAACAAAAGAAATTAAATTCTCAGTTCTATCTGTTAGCTAAACCTTACATAAATAGCACTAATGAGGGGAGTTAAAACAATTAAAAATCATTTTAATATTAGTGCTATATATCTAAGATTTAGATAATCCTTACACAGAAGTGTACAAGGTAAAGGAGGATGTTAAAGAAATTTAACCAGATATCAAAAACCCTTGTACACATTTGTCTAAGGACTAGCCTTAGATTTAATCGTATTTTACGTTCAAAAAAGTTAAAAAAAATTTAAAATCTTATACCTAAGTCTATCCCTAAATAATTCACTATTTTTATAATATTATGATATCTAATACTATTTTTTTGTAATAGAGTCATAGTATCATAAAAATTACTTGGAGACATTCCAACTTCTTTGGCTAATTTAATTTTTGACATAGATTTTTCAAGCCTTGCTTGTTCTATCTTTTCAAAGATTTCTTTACCATTTAATAATACTCCCATTTAATCACCTCTATTTTTTACATCTATATTTTAACGTATTTTACGATTAAAGTCAAGTAAAAAAAAAGCACTCTTTTAAAAGTGCTTTACTTTTTTATTAATTATTTGATTTTTTTAAAGCTTCTGCCATTAATTTAGCTTGTTCTTTTACTTGTTCTTTTTTATATATTTCTATTTGTTCTAAGATTTTATTTTTAAATAATTCTGGAGTATCTATCCCTTTAAAATAAAAAGAATTAGATGAAGTTGAAATGTTAATTTTCCCATAATTAAATAATCTGCCAAAAATACCTTGATTTAAATATACATCATTTATTTTATCTAACGGAGCGTCTAAAGTTTCTTTACTTAAAAACCCAGTTTTTCCTATAATCTTTTTATCAAACAAAATTAAACTTGTACATGAATATTTTATTAATGCTGGTATTATTATTAATGCTGATAAAATTAAAGGAATTATTCCAGTCTCTAACCCTCCAACATTAATAAAAATAATCGCCTCAATCAAAAATAATGTTGCAAAAATTCCAGGAATAATAAATATTTTCTTACTAATTTTCCCTTTAAAAACTTCTTTTTCCATAAAAAATCTCCCCTTTCTTTTAAATAAATTCTCTAAGTCTTTTCATTTCATTAATCATTAAAGAATTTGTTTTATTTTCTATAAAATCTAAACTTTCAATAAAATCATCATTTGGAAATAATAAATAACTTGCAAATAAATTAGCTTCGTTCTCTATTTTACTTAATCTTAAAATGCTAGTATTATCTATCAAAAATTGATAATTACTTGAAGCATGTAAGACTGCATGTCCTAATTCATGGCAACAAACTAACATCTGATCAAACTCAGATAATTCAGAATTTATAAAAATAAACTTTCTTTTCAATATTTTTTTAAATAGCCCCCTAACCTCTCCTAAATCATCAAAGATAATTTCTATATTTAATTTTTTAGCCAGCTTAAATGGGTTATTAGTTCCATGCTTTTTAATTAATTTTAAAACTCTAAACTGTATATCCATTTAATCACCAACTTTATTTTTTTATTTTATTCTTTTCTTTTGCTATAAAAAATGCTGATTGTATAGCCATTAAAACTTTTTCTTTGTCAGCTTCTGGAATTTCTTCATCATTAAACATTAATGATGTTTGTTCAATTATTTCAGAAAATTGTTTTCTACCTCTACTATCTAAATTTTTATATAAAGGATTTTTTAGTATTTTTACGCTTATATCTTTAGGCACTAATACAGCAAACAATTCTTGTCTTTCTTCTTCATTTAAATCTAAAGCTTTTGCTATTTTTTCAAGAGTATTAATAGAACTCTTTTTAATTTTACCTCTTTCTATATCTCCAATAGTCCCTTGTCCTATCCCTGAAATTTCTGCTAATTCTTGTTGTGTGACTCCTCTAGATTCTCTTAATTTTTTTAAAATTATAGATAAATTTTCCATAGTACACCACCTTTTTTTTCTTTTATTACAAGTATTATAAAACTTTTCACGTAAAAAACAAAATTTTTCTTGACTTTTCACGTTTTATACGTTAAAATAGATATATAAGATAATAGAGATAAAAGAAAAAACAAATTTTTTTATAAAAAATAAACGTAAAATACGTTTAAAAAACGGAGGGGAATATGAAAGAAGCTAAAAACAGACCACAATTAAAAAAATTACTACAAGACGAAAGTTTAGTAGTGATTGAAAGAGTTGTAATAAACGATAGAACTGAATACAAAGAAGTATCTGAGGACATCAGAAACTTCCTTATAGAACAAATAAAAGGGCTAGATGTTAGCTACTATGAAAATGGTAAACAACATTTTAGACACGGATATACATACTACTATATACAGGAAAAAACAATAATTCCTGTAATAGTAGAAACAACAATACCACAAAATATAACTTGGAATTAAGGGAGTGTAAAAACTCCCTCAGAGGAGGATAGTATGTTTAAAACATTAAAATTTTTAAGTCAAGGAAGCCACAAGGGGATTAAATGGGAGATATATCTAAGCAAAAAAGAAACTTATGAGTATACTCCAAAATTTAAAGTTAACTATGAATGTAATTACGTAGGTTATATAAAATTTGATGAATGTTTTGAAAAAGCTGTAGAAACTCCAATATTTCATAAAGAATATTCTTATAAAAAATCTAAGTTGATAATGGAATTAATTAATTCAAAGATAGATGAATTCTTAGGAGGGCAAAAATGAAATTAAAAGAGGCATTAAGTAAACTAGATAAAGAGTTATTTAATATAAATTTTAATTATAACGAGCAATATTGGGAATTAGTTATCTTTGCAGATGACTATGAAATTAAAGCAGTTTATAAAAGTGAGTTTTTAAAAACTGTATTAGAAAATCATTTCAATGAAAGAATTGATTTTCAAACTTCTAATGAAGCATATTACCAAAATGATTATAGAAATTTATCATTAAATTATGATAATAGCGACTACTCAGATAACTTCATAAAGCTATCTTTGAACGATAAATATGAGGACCAGCACGAAAGAACTTTAAGAATAAAAAATATAGAGGATCTAGCTTCTAAGTTAGAAAACCTAAATAACTTATTTACAGATTACGAGTTAGATTTAACTCAAATATTTAAGGAGGCTAGAGAATATGGCTTATATAGATAGTGAAAAATTAAAAGAAAATATAAAAAAAGTTATGGAAGAAATGAAAGAAAAAGATATTTCTGATAATACAAAAATAGGAATTAATGGAGGACTTGAATTAGCATTGTTAGAGATAGAATGGATAGAAAAAGAATAGGAGAATAAAAATGTTAAAAGATACAATTTTAAGCAAATATTGGGATAGACAAGAATTAAAAGGGCTTTCATTAAAGAGAGCCTTAGCAATTATACAACAAATGGAAATGTGGGAGGGAAATATCGAATGATGATAAAAGAGAATTATGCTCAAGCTTCTATAAAAGAAGTACTGAAGTACAAAATTAATTGGTTATATAAATTATATTTAAAATACGTTGAATTATATGATTTCAACGATTTAATCTAGGAGGAAAAAATGAATATATATGAAAAATTATTAAAAGCACAAGTTGAATTAAAAGCACCTAAAGGGCAATATAACAGTTTTGGGAAATATAAATATAGAAGTTGTGAGGATATATTAGAAGCTTTAAAACCTGTATTAGATAGGTTTAAATTAACGTTATTTATTAAAGATGATGTTATTGAAGTAAATACAAGAAATTATGTAAAAGCTACAATTACTCTTGTTAATACAGAAAAGCCTGATGAAATAATTGAAACATCAGCACTAGCAAGAGAAGAAGAAACAAAAAAAGGAATGGATGGCTCACAAATTACAGGAGCAAGTTCATCATATGCTAGAAAGTATGCTTTAAATGGTATGTTTATGATAGATGATACTAAAGATAGCGATAGTACAAATACACACGGAAAAGATGAAACTAAAACAGATGAAGAAAAGAAAAAAGCTTTTTTGAATAGTAAAGAGGGTATGATTGAAAAATTAAAAGAAAGTCTTTCAAGTGATAAATTGAGTAAAGTCCTAGGTGCTTACAATGTCAATGAACTTTGGGAAATGACAACGGAACAACTAAAAGAAGCTTGTGAAAAAATATTTAAGAAATAGGAGGATAAAATTATGAATTTTTATGATGTAGCAAAAGATTATATTGAAAGAATGGAGTATTTAGAACAAGGTATCAATGCAGAAACTGGAGAAATGACTGAGAATTCAAATCAGTTAGCAATATGGACTGAGGAACTAACACAAGATTTAAAAGATAAATCAGCAAATGTAATAGCAGTTGTTAGAAATCAAGAGCTTACTATTGAGGCTCTTGATACTGAAATTAAAAGACTACAAGCGATGAAAGATAGTTTAAAAAAGAATTTAGACAAATTTAAGACTTATATTAAAAGTGCAATGCTAGTAAATGGCATTGAAAAAATAGAAACTACACTAGGAAATATTAAATTTACTAAGTCTACAAGTACTGAAATCTATGATGAAAGTTTGATAGATAAGAAATTTATAGAAGTTGTAACAACTGAAAAAATATCAAAAGAAAAAATTAAAGCTGCTCTAAAAGCTGGAGAAGAAGTTCAAGGGGCAAGACTTGTAGAAAACAAAAATTTAAAGATAGGGTAGGAGGAGTAAATGAATTTAGTAATTTTAAAAGGTAGGCTTACAAAGAGTCCTACATTGCTATTTAGTAAGTCAGGAATAGGTTATACAAGTATCAATATAGCTGTTAATAGATATAGCAAGGATAAAAATAGTAATGCAGATTTTATTAACTGCACAGCATTTGGAAAGACAGCTGAGTTGATAGCTGATAAGTTTACAAAAGGGCAAGAGATTCTAATTGAGGGAAATTTGAAAGTAGATGTTTTTGAAAAAGATGATAAAAGAGAATATAAAACATCTGTACTTATAGAAAAAATTGAATTTTGCGGAAGTAAAAAAGATAAGGGAAGTAATGAAACAGAAGCAAATGAAATGGATCCTAATTCTAATGAATTTCCATTCTAGGAGGAGAAAATGAGAAAAATAATAGAACTTGACGTAATACTGCCATACTATGAAGCAAAATATAAAGTTGGAGAAAAAATAACTGTGTATAGTATGAATTCAGATAGCAGTTGTTATATTAAAGAAATTGTGAAAGAAATTAAAAAAACAGACATAAACTTAAACTTTACTGGAAATGATTATTTAATTACAACTGAAACAGGCAAAGAAATTTGGATATTTGAGGGGCAACATGGATTACAAGTAATTTGGGAAAATAAAAATGATTAGGAGTAAATAAAATGGAGAAATTAGGTTACAGTAGAGCGACACAAAAATTAATATATTGGCTTTTAGATGATTTTGCTAACTTTTGGCAAGGCAATGAAGCAGGAGCAAGACCATCATTTATAGAATTAGCTTACACTAAGGAAGTAATGAAAGCTAAGTTTGTAAAAATCTACGATGGTTTTGACACTGTTAAAAACGCTCAAGCGTTCCTAATTTCTTCTATTTACAATAAGGATAATCTAACAGTAGATGAATTGACTAGCAATGTAATAAAAGCATTACAGAGCCTAGCAATTCAAAATGGAGGTTTTAGCTTGTCATTGAATGCACTAACACAAAAACAAGCTAATGACTTTGTTAAATGGCTATTTGAAATGGCTATTTATTGGGAGATACCACTTAGAATGGAAATAAGAGATTTATTTGCTCAGGATTATCATGACGCTTTTATATATGCGACTTTAAAGAAAAAGATTTGTTGTATATGTGGAAAGCCAGGAGAGTTACAGCACTTTGACAGGGTAGGAAGTTCAGGATATAAAAGTGATACAGGACTTAATTATAGAGTAATGTGCTTGTGTAGAGAGCACCACGATGAAGCTGATAATTGTATTTCAAGAATAGATTTTATGAAGAAATATCATTTAACTGGGATATATCTAAGTCCTGAACAAGTGAAAGAATTGAAAGGAGTTTATAAAGGACATTTTAAAGCATTTAAGGAGGAAGAATGAAGTTTATTAAATTTGAATTTGGAGACGGAACTTATGAATTGATTAATTTATCTAGTATTCAAGCAGTAAGTTTTATAGGCAATGAAATGATGATAGGAAGCACAAACACCGAAGCTTATTATTTTAGTTCACAAAAAGAAGCTAGAAATTATATAAAAAATTTTGATGAAGTTAAAGAACTTCTATTAAAAATGTCTGAAAATTAAAAGCTAGATTTTACGACTATTTCAATTTTGGAAACAGTCGTAAAAATATAAAGTTGGAGGTGTATATGATAAAAGCTAAGCCTAAAAAGAAAAGAGAAATAAAAATAAACGAAAAGCAAGAAATTGAAATAGTTAGAAAACCAACAGATGAAAAAATCGAAAGTTTAAAACTAGCAACTATTTTAGTTAACATTTCTAGAAGTTGCACAAATCATAAAAAAATTTGGGATAGAGAAATTAAAGAAAATGACGGAATTATCCCATTTGATAAATTAATGTTAATTAGCCAAACAAGAGCAACAGCTGATAAAATATTTGCTGAATATTTTCAACCACAAATAGATGGAGATGAAGGAGAAGAAATAGAGGATAATTTTTTCTATAGAGAAGCAGTTGGAAGTCAAGCAACTAAGTGTCTGAGTGGGGTTAGTGATAATCCTTCACTAACACTAGATGATTTAAAACAGAAATTACCTCGTGGATTTATGGTAACTTTAGGGGCTTGGGCTAGAATGATGAAAGAATTAAATACAGCTAAAATTAAAAGTGTTATTAAAAATGTTGGAATTTCTAAAAAGTACATAGATAGACTATTTAAACTATCTAATAAATATATGCTTTGGATATATAAAGAAATAGCATTTGTAGATTTATTGTAAGAGGTAAAAAAATAGAAATAGGAGGAAGTAATGGAAAAAGAAAAGGTTTTAGAGATAGAATATCAAGAAGTATTTGATAAAATTGCAGTTAGAATTAAATATTTTAATAATGATTTTTTTGCAGATGGTTTTTTCAAAGAAGATGCTGAAAAATATAATTGTAGTAGTGAAGAAAGTCCATACAATATTGAAGAACGTGTATTATTTTTAGGTGATAATATTATTATTTCAGATAAAACCATTTATTGTTACACTCAACAAAAAATAAAAGAAATAAAAGAATTTGTTGATTATGTGAATAAAAAATATGGGGTCTTTAAGAGATGGAAACCAAAACTTGAAGAAAGCTTCTTTATTGTCGAAAGAGTTAGAACTGAAGTTTCTTTCAAATGGATAGTAACAAATTTGGTTTATAAAAATAATCATTGGATTGATTTTTATGCATTAAATAGTGGGGATTGTTTTAAGACTTATGAAGAAGCTGAAAAGGTAGTTTTAAAATTAGAAGAATTAGAAAAAAACTTCTGGGAAAAAGTGAGAAATGGAGAGATTGGAGGATAATATGTTATTAAAAAAAATAATAATGCTTTTATTGTTAATACCTATTGCTGCGTTAGTAACGGCAGGATTTACAATAATATGGACTATGATTGTACAATGGTTTTTAAATAAATGGGATTAGCAGGAGAGATTGGAGAAAATGAATAAAATAATATTAAATTTTATAAATCAATTTATGGTAGAACACGAGGATGAAATAATAGAAGTAATAACCAACACTAATGGAGATTTATCTAAAAAATGGATAGAGCAAGGTAATTCTGTGAAAGAATATTTAGGATTAATGGAGGGAGAAGATGATTAAATATGTTGTTCCCGTAAAAATACAAGGCTTTGAATTGAGCAGAACCATAAAAGCTGAATTATACAAACCTTACTATATGACAGATGAAGAACTCGAAGAAGCTGAGAAAATGCTAAAAACTGATTTAAAAAAGATTTTTGGAGAAGATATAGAAATAGTGGGATACCATATAGGAGTGTGTGAAAATGGAAAATAAAAAGGATATATCAACAATAAAAAAAGAAGATCCTAAGATTCGCTATAATATTGAAGTTATATACTTGTCTAATGACATAGAAGAAACTATCAATGTACATTATAATTCACCTTTTCTGTTAGATGAGGATCAACAAAATAAAGTCCTAGAAGATTTTTTAAGTATGGTAAAAGAGTATAGAGGATTTAAAGGAATTATAACTTCACACATTTGGCAAGATGGAAAAAGTAAAGAAAGAATTGATTTAAATAAGTTGAAGAATTATAAATCAATAGCTTATGCAACCCCCATAGCACAGCTAGGAAAAGTTAAAGAAGAATATAAAGAGCTAATGGATGAAGTAGTTGAAAAATACACTTTTAGTTATGTAAAAGATAGAGATAAATTTGTTGCTGAAAGTTTAGATTTAATAACTGCTATTATAAATTTACTTTTAGTCTTTGGAATAACTGAACAGGACTTTGAAAAACATATAAATAAGCTAGAATATTATAAAAATGTAAAATACAAATAAAAGAGGTGGATTAAATGGACACTTTAATATATAGTGCAAAGGAAGTTATGGAGCTTTTAAAATGTTCTAGAGCAACTGCTTATAGGACAATAGACAAGATAAATAAAATACATTGTAAAAAAAATAAATTAGATATAAAGGCTCTTTCAAGTGGGAAAATTAGTAAAAAACTTTTCCACGAATATTATCCAAGCAATTAAAAGATTTACAATTCTTGAAAGTGGGAGTAATATTATATAAACTCCCTCTTTTTAAAGGAGGATAAAATGAAAAATGAAAATGGATCAGGCTCAATATATAAGCAAAAAGGTAAAAGGAGGAAATGCTGGGTAGCTAGAGTTACTGTTGGCTTTGTAGATGGAAAGCAGAAAAGAAAAATTATAGGAACATTTGAAACTAGAAAAGAAGCACAAGCTGAGTTATTGGGATATTTAAATAATCCAACTCTATATAGTGGCAAGACTTTCAAAGATGTCAAAGATTTATGGTATTCTAGTTATTCTAAAACTGTATCTAATGTTACTTTGAAAAATGTAAATAATCAATTAAAGAAATTAGAAGTTTTTGATGATGTTAAGATAAAAGAGTTAAAATTATATACATTACAAAAGTTTTTTGATGACTTAGAAAGTGCTTACCGCTCAAAATTTGTTCTCAGAAGTGCTTTAAATATGATATTTGAATTTGCTTTAAAAAACGAATTCATAGAAACTAATCGTATTAAATTTATTGAACTAGGAAAAAATGAGAAGATAGTTGAAAGAAAAATTTTTACTACTGATGAAATAAAAATACTCTTTGATAATTTAGATTCTGAAAATAGATTTATAAAAAAAATGACTTATGCAACTTTAATACTAATTTATACAGGTCTTAGAATAAGCGAGTTTATGAACTTAAAAACTAAAGATATTGACTTAGAAAGAAATGTACTATCTATAGTTGAAAGCAAAACAACTGCAGGAGTTAGGAAAGTTCCAATTTCTCAGAAAATTATACATCTATTTAGAGAGAATATAGACTATACTAAAGAATATTTTTTATTCAATAAACAAGGTGGACATTATAATTATGCAAATTTCTTTCAGCAGTTTAAGACTATGCTTGACTTACTTAACATAGAAGAACACACAATACACGATACAAGGCATACATTCGCTACACTTTTGAATAATGCTAATGCAAATAGCACAAGCATTATAAAATTGATAGGACATACAGATTTTAAAATGACTGAAGAAGTTTACACCCACAAGGACATTGAAGAACTTAGAAAAGCAGTTAATTTATTAAATTAATTTGTTGGCTACTTGTTGGCTACTGATGTAAGAAATATGATAAAAATAAGAATTAAAAGAAATATGAAAAAGTAAAAAAATATCATAAAATTAAAGTTTAGATATTTTCAATAATTAAATTATTCATAGAAATAAACGTTTTTATTTACAATAGAAATCGTAAAATTTCTATGAATAATTTTTTATTTATTAAAATAGAATTTAAATCTTTACATATTTTGTTGAACGACCACTACCTACCTGTTTTATCTTTTCATTATCTTGTAATTCTTTTAAAGCTCTTTCTATTGTCCTTTGTGATATATTCGGGCAAAGAATCATAATGTCTTTTTTGGAAAGTGGCCCTAATGATTTTTGAATAACAGAAAATACCCTTTCTGCCGAAGTTAACTTTTCTTTTCCAATTAGATTAAATCTGTCATCGCATTCTTTATATGCTTTTAAGAAAGCCCCTAGCATATACTTTATGAATGGAAGCTCATCATTTTCTCCAGTATGCCATTTTTCACTAGAGTTTTGTAATTCTTTATAATAAGATTCTTTGCTTTCTTCAATGAGCATTTCTATACTGATATACCTTCCAACAAAATAATCGAACTT